TCAACAGAAAAAACAATATTATCAACATCAGAAGGCGGAAGTGTATTTAAGTTTTTAGACGTAGGAACAAGGGCTCTTGAAGTAGAAGCAGGTTCAACGAATAATGAACCAGTTAATTATGCTGTGAGGTCTGCGATAGAACAAGCAGTCGTAGAAATAATATTATTAGGTGAAGAAAAGGGTCTTTGGAAGTTTAAACAATAAGGGGTAACAAATGTTTAAAAAACTACTGTTATCGTTATGTTTAATATTATTGAGTTATAATGTTTATGCCAACGACATTTACATAGAACAAGTTGGTGATAGTCTTGATTTGGATATTACGCAAGATGGACAGAACAACGAAGTCGGTGATTCAACGACTGATGCTGGACTGTTCGGCGATAATATGACATTTTCGATTACACAGACAGGAAACACTAACACAATAGACGCCATAATAAGAGGATCAACTTATACTGGTACATGGTCATTCACTGGTAGTGATAATGATGTGGCATTACTTTGTAGTTCAACCACAGCAGGTGATTGTGATACCGTAACACTTAACATAACAACATCTGGTGATAATAATACATTTGACTTTGATATTGGCGAAATAGGAAGTGCCGATAACGCAACAGTCAGTTTCACAGTAACAGGTGATAATAGTGTTATCAACACAGACATAGACGGACAGAGTGCCGCTGTAACAGTTACAATTGACAACTCATCATCACTTTCAACTAACTCGGCAAATACAGACGAGGGTGTCGCACTTAATCTAGACATAGATGGCGATGGTGATGTTAACGGTCATACATTTACACTTGATGTAACAGGTGGTGGTGGCACCATTGATGTTACACAGTCAGGTGTTTATGATAATACAATTGACCTAGACATGACAGGTGATGACTTTGATGTTGACATTTCTCAAACAGATTAGTCTATTATTCTTACTATCAACGAGTGCCTTTGCCTCAATTGGTTCAGTTGACGAACTAAAAGGTAAAGGCCAGATTGATAGGAAAGATGGCGATTCTGGAATCCAATTAGAAAAAGATTTAGATGTATTCTCATACGACACAGTAAAAACTGGTGATGGTCGTGTGGGTATAAAGTTTGTTGATGATACAAAAGTAGAGTTGACTGAACATTCTAAACTAATCATAGATGAATTCGTATATGACCCTAATACAAATACAGGTGCGTTAAGTTTAAAAGCATCTCTTGGTAGTGTCCGATATGCGAGTGGTCAAATCGCAAAGAACTCAAGACAAAATATAAAGATAGCAACTCCAACTGCGACTATATCAGTTCGTGGTACTGATTTTGCTATGGTCATAGATGAGTTGGGTGGGTCAACTATATTATTATTACCAAGTTGTGATGCGAGTGGATTATGTTATGTCGGAGAAATATCAGTTGAATCAGATGCAGGTCAAGTAATACTCAACGAGGCATTTCAGGCTACACGAGTAGAGGCACCCGAATATAAACCATTCAAACCTGTAATGGTTGACATAGATGAAAGTATGATATCTAATCTATTGATATTATCACCACCAACTAATTTGAACAGAGATGAAGCAACTCAAGAAAAGAAAACAGTAGCAGACATATTAGATATAGACTTTTTAGAAATAGACATATTGAACGAAGATTTATTGGCCGCAAAAGAAGATGATAACTTTGAAGAATTAGATGTTGATTACTTGGCACAAGATTTTCTCGCAGATGTGTTAGACCAAATCAATGCTGTACTTGCCAAGAGTTTTTTAAGTCAATTGACTGATGTGTTTGTTAAGAAGAAAACAAAAGTCGGACAAGATGAATTAACAGGTATTATCATTATAGATAATGGTACAAGTTGGACATTTCGTAGAGAAGATACAAAGAACTTTACACAATTGAAACTAGGTAAACAAAGTGAGTATGTAATTAATTTAGAACAAGCAGATTTTATAACACAAGATTATATTGTTGGTGATGGAGGAGGCATTAATCGTGTTGACATTATTCAAAAGTAGTGTACTATTACTTCTTCTTCCATTAACTGTATATGCAAACGAGATATATATAAATCAAATTGGTGATAATGTCGATATGGATATTGTACAAGATGGTCAAAATAATAGAATTTCTACGAAGAGTACAGCGGCTTCAAATGCTTATGTCTATGGTAAAAATCAAACAATCAATTTTACACAAACAGGTGATAATAATAAAATAGGTCTATACAAAAGTACTTATGGTTCTGATTTACAAACAGATAGTAAAATGAAAGCAGTACAAACTGGTGATGACTTGATTATGTACCTAGATAATCACGGTGATGATAATAATATTGATGCTGAACAGGTACACACAAATGCAATTATGGATTTAGAAATTGATTATGATGATAATGACGTAATGGCAAAACAAAAATGTGAGATGACTACTTGTAACCAAGACCATATAATATTAAACATTTATACTGGTGAGGGAAACAGAGTAGCAATGGGTCAGGGTTACGATATTACTACGAGTGAAGTTTGGAGTTATGACAATCAAGAGTATGGTGGTCATTTTATGAATGTTTATGTTTCAGGTGATAATAATAATTATATCGCATCTCAAAAGGCAAATAATACATCAACAGAACATTCTAACAATTCGTATATATATGGGGATTATAATGATGTGTTTATTAAACAACAACACAATAATGATAAAACATTAACTCTATATGTTTATAATGATTACAATGATGTAAATATTAATCAACAAAAATCAGGAGGTTCTCAAACAGCAACTATATCTTTAGATGGTACTTATGGAACAGATTTAGATTTAACAATGGGAACAAACAATACAACAGGAGCAGGTACTTACTCACTATCTCAAAACTGTCAAACAGTTGGTGGTTGTACAGTATCAGTAACACAGGATTAAATGAAAAAGATATTAACACACTGGACAATCGCCTTCGTAACATTGATTGCGTTGACTTATATTGGACTACAAGACCCACAAATTAAAGAGATATTACGACTGAAATCTTTTGATTTATTATTACAATCAGAACAAAAAGAGATATCAACTGATATACACGTTGTTGCGATAGACGAAAAAGCAATAGAAGAATATGGTCAATGGCCATGGAATCGTAGTGTACTCGCAGATGTAATCGCAGTATTAAGAGAAAAGGGTGCTGGTATTATTGTAATGCCTATACTATTTTCTGAATACGATAGACTTGGTGGTGATGAAGCATTAATTAATATGATGTATCAAAACGGTGTTGTTATCGCACAAACAGGAACAAATCAAATCAATAAAAATGCAGTACCAAGAGGTGTTGCAAAAATAGGTGACCCAATTCCATGGTTATTTGAATGGGGTGGTATGCTAGGTCCTATTGAAGAATTTGGTACATACGCGGATGGGGTAGGTGTAACTAATACTGCTCCTGAATTGGATGGTGTGGTGCGTAGAGTACCACTGCTTATGCGTATAGGAAACGAGGTATATCCTGCAATGGCAGTAGAGGTTATTCGTGTTGCCACTGCTGCTCCAAGTTATCAGGTTAAGGCAGGTGAAGGTGGTGTGATCGCTGTTCGTGTGCCTGGATTTGAAACAATCAATACAGATGCACATTCACGGATAGGGTTGCGTTGGAATAAAGACTATATGACTACATCAATTGCAGAGTTAGATACAGTAGATACATTTAATGGTCAAACAGTTATCATAGGTATGAGTGCCGAAGGCCTTGGTGGGATTATTGCGACACCAGTTGGTGAGAAATATTCATATGAGTTGACTGCGTCTACATTGTCAACTGTATTAGATGGTAAGAACATAGAACGAGTTGATATATCATTTATTGTAGAGTTAGCAGTATCGTTTTTAGTTGGTGCGATTCTTGTAGTATTCGCACGATACTTACCATATTGGGCACTCGGTATTATATTATTATCATCTTATGGTATTGTATACTGGTCAGTCAACTACTTCTTCAGAGAAAAACTAATGTTAGTTGATGGTAGTTGGATTATTATTGTGATGACGATAGTAGGATTCCATGCGATATTCAACAGATTTATATTAGAGTTTAGATTGAAACAACAGATACGAAAACAGTTTGAAACATATCTTGACCCAAGACAAGTTGCCGCTTTACAGAAAGACCCAAGTAAATTAAAACTTGGTGGTGAAAGAAAAGAGATGAGTTTCTTGTTTATGGATATTGTAGGGTTTACACCAATATCTGAATACTATAAAGACAGAGATGACCCAGAAGGATTAGTAGAAGTTATCAATGATTATCTCAATCGTATGACCAAGATTGTATTAGACAACGGTGGGTGTGTTGATAAATATATGGGTGATTGTATTATGGCATTTTGGAACGCACCTTTAGATTGCGAGAATCACGCAGAAATGGCAGTCAAAACTGCGATAGAATGTGCTGAAGAAACAGAGAGATTAAAAGAAGATTTTCGTAGTAAAGGACTACCAGATATCAACATAGGTTCTGGTGTGAATACAGGAACGTGTATTGTTGGTAATATGGGTAGTGATACACGATTTGATTATTCAGTCATAGGTGATGCTGTGAATCTGGCCGCACGATTAGAAACTGCGACTAGAGGATATAAAGATGAAAATGGTAATGTTACACCTATACTTTATTCATCATATACAGAAGAACAATTAACAACTATTGAATCAATAGAAGTTGATAAGATAAATGTAAAAGGAAAGAAAGAACTAATTACAATTTACAAACCAAGGATGGAGTAATATAATGTGGAAATGGATAGGATATATCACAGCAATTTTACCTTTAATTGGTGTAGTGTATGGAGGTTTAAGAATAGCAAGTGATTTACAAACATCAGTTGAACAGTCTATTGAAACCTCGGTAAATGCTCACACAAGAATAGATTCTATTATTGAATCACAAAAAGATATCAACAAACAACTGTTAGATTTACAGTCAATTAGTGCTGAAGTGAATGGAATAGTTGGTTCACTAGAACGTCAGAAAAATGACACAGTTACAATTGGACAATTAGATACACTTAAAGATAAAATTAACGCACTCAGAGATACACTGGAACAAATGCGTGATACATCAAATCAGATTTCAGATATCAATAGTAAACTCGACAAAATTGAACGTGAAGTCAACAACACTCAGATAGATAATGATAAGATGATTCAAAATGCTCTTAAGGACATTGAAGAAATATACAGACGATTGGATAGAGCCAGAATTAATTAGGAGAAAGAAATGAAGATATTTAAATGGATTAAATGGTTAATCAAAGCAAAAATACTAATGTTAAAATTTAGTTGGGAAATACTAAAGATAAAAGTAAAAGCACTATTAAGACTAATAAGGATAATCAAATGAAAAAAATTTCATACATATTAACAACATTAGCAATATTATATGGTGCTTTTGTGTTACATTCATTATGGAATAGTTTTACAACAGTAGAAGAAATAGAAGAAACTTTTATAGAAGTTGAAAATGAAATTGATATAAATAATACTATAAATTAAATGGGAAGGATGACATGGCAGAAACGACTAATACTCGACTGACTCGCATAGAAGATAAATTAGACAAACTCGCAGACGCTATGGTATCTCTCGCTCGTGCAGAAGAAAAGATAACTTCTTTACATGAGAACCAACAGAACCATTTTGAAAGAACAAATCGTTTATCTACAAAGATAGATGAAATCGAAAGAGTTGTTCTTGAAAATCAAAGAACAGTTGGTTTTATACAGAAGTTATTCTGGGTCGTATTAATAGCGGTCGCAGGAGCAATAACAACAAATATTTTTATGTAGGGGGTACATATAGATGAACTTACAGAGTTTAAAAGACATACTTGAAAGAGTAAGTAAAAAAGAGGCCATGGATGCCGTAAATAAGAAGGCTTTGAAAAAAGACTTCGATAATAGAAAAGATAAAGATATAGACAATGATGGAGATGTAGATAAATCAGATGAATATCTACATAACAGAAGAAAGGCCGTATCAAAAGCTATTTCAAAAGATGAAGCAATGCATGATAGTGAGAATATGAAAATTCCACCGAAAAAAGACATGAAGAAAAAGAAAAATGATAACGGTAATAACAACGGAAATAACGACAACGAAGTCGAAATGAATCCAAAGGTTAGTAACATGAAAAAATCAGAACAAAAAGAATCATTTAGAGATAAACTATTAAATGTTCTTGAAGTAAATCAAACACCACACAAAGATAAAGCAGAAAAACCTGAAGATGCTTTAAAAGGTGCTGGTGCTAAAAAAATGAAATCAGACGTTGAGGATGGAGCTGAATATGATGATACAGAAGAAAAAGGTCATGATGATGCTTCAAAGGCAAATAGAGCAGGTCCTTCTCAAAAAATGAGACCTAATGATAATAAACAAGGTGATAAAAATATAGTAAATCCTGTTAAAAAGGAAGAATTATCACCAATCGCCTCAATGAAAAAATTAACTGACGCATTTAAAATGGTGTTAGATAAAAAAGACGACTAATATTATAAAGGTGAAATTATGGCTATTAAACCCCCACCATATTGTAAAAACGCCGAGCCGACTCCAATCGGCTGGCGTGACCCTCGAACAAGAGAAATACTTGCAGTAAGAAAAATATCACAAGCAGATATAGATGAATATTATCTATCAAAAATGGATAAGGATCAACTTGAAGCTAAAGCACGTGAATCTGGTGTTGAATTAGATAAACGTCAAAGTAGAGATACACTCGTTTCAAAAGTAGAAGTACTTATGGAAAACGATATTACATCTATGAACAAAAAACAATTAGAAGAATTGGCTCGTGAACACGGCGTTGAATTAGATCGTAGGGAAACAAAGGCTACCTTATTAGTAAAAGTTCAAGAGTTGCTTTCTTAATTTTTAATATATAATATTATGATTGCAAAATTGAATGAAGAGAACTTATTTCTCTACGCTGCTAAACACTATTATAATCCTACCTTTACCGACATAGAGGAATTCTATGAGGATTTAAATCGTTTTATATATCTAAAAAGATTATCAAATAGATATTTACAGAACGGTAAATTAGCACATAGACTTATTCTTAATCATCTCATTGTATTATCAAATGTGTTTGGTATAAAACCAGCAGTTACAATGTTGGAATTTAAACTTGATAAAAAACAATGGAAGGTAATCAAACCTTTTTTATTATTCCTAA